AGGCTTAGGTTTGCTTGCTGGCATGGCAGGAGGCATGGGCGGAGGCACAGCTTATACACCTCCAGACTTTGAAGACTATCAGTTTAGAAAAACATACCAAGCTCCTGAGCTACTAGAGTTAGCACCACAGTATGCAGGCTATCAGGCTCCTACATTGCAAGGACTATTTAGAGGATTCATATGAGCACGCAATATCTAACAATAGTAAACGAGGTACTGCGTAGACTACGTGAAGACGAAGTATCTGCTGTAGCTAACACTACATACTCTAAAATGGTAGGTGACTTTGTAAATGACGCTAAGCGCATTGTAGAAGACTCACATGCTTGGTCTACACTAAGGACTACTATTGTTGTCCCTACAGTAGCAGATACTACAGAGTATAGCTTGACAAACGCTGGAGAACGTGTTAAAATATACAGTGCCATCAATGACACATCAAACTTTTTTATGCGTTATGAGTCACCTAACTGGTTTAACAACGCATACTACATTTCTGGTGAAGTTACAGGCACTCCAGACTCCTACACCTTTAGTGGTATAGACAGTAATGAAGACACTACAATACTGGTGTACCCTAAGCCTGATGCAGTGTACTCTATGCGCTTTGACTTAATTGCTAGAGAAGCTGAACTAGTTAACGATACAGACACTACAGTGTTACCTAAGAATGCTATTATTCATAATGCTGTAGCTTTGTTAGCTAGAGAACGTGGTGAAACAGGTGGTACTACTGCACAGGATTACTTCTTAATTGCAGACAAGCATTTGTCAGATGCTGTTGCAATAGATGCCTACAAGAATCCTGAAGAATTTATTTACACGGTGCCCTAATGGCTCAAGAACGTCAGAACATATACATAGGCGCTCCCGGCTTTAAAGGTCTTAACACACAGGACTCTCCTGTAACACAAGACCCTGCCTTTGCGTCTATAGCTGAGAATGCTGTTATTGACAAGTACGGCAGGATTGCAGCACGTAAAGGTCTAAAGAAGCTCACAAGCAGCGCTACGCCTTTAGGGTCTAGTATTGGCATAGAGACTATCTTTGAGTACATAGACGAAAGTGGCGACAAGGTTGTATTCTCTGCGGGTAACAATAAAGTATTTACAGGGACATCAACACTTACTGATATAACTCCTTCTGGTTATACGCCTACAGCTAATAACTGGAAGATAGTTAGTCTTAACAACCATGCTTACTTTTTTCAACGTGGTCATGAGCCACTAATATATACGGATGAGTCTGGCTCTGGTGTTTTAGATAACATTGGCGATCATTCACATGCTACAGGCACTGCTCCTCAAGGGAATGAAGCATGTGCTGCTTTCGGTAGACTTTGGGTAGCTGATGTTACTGGCAACAAGCATACTTTGTTTTTCAGTGATTTACTTAATGGTCATGCTTGGACAGGGGGTAGCTCAGGGTCACTAGACTTAACTACTGTATTCCCTGAAGGCTTTGATGAGATAGTAGCTGTACGAGAGTTTAACAACTTTTTAGTTATCTTTTGTAAGAGAAGCATTCTATTGTACTCTGGTGCTTCATCTCCTTCCAGCATGACGTTATCTGATGTTATCACTGGCATTGGATGTATTGCTAGAGACAGCGTACAAGCTATAGGCACAGACTTAATCTTCTTGTCTGAGTCTGGCTTACGTAGCTTAGGTAGGGTTATACAAGAAAAATCTAACCCTATAGGTAACGTGTCTAAGAATGTAAGAGACACAATGATGCTGTCTGTTAATGCTGAAACAAACAACATTAAGTCTGTCTATAGTCCAGAAGAATCTTTTTATCTTTTGTTCTTACCAACGTCTTTAGAAGTTTACGTGTTTGACATGAGAGGAACACTAGAAGACGGGAGCTATAGAGCAACTATATGGGCAGGTATAACTGTCTTGTCTGGAGCTAGACTTGCAGACGGCACTTTGTACTTAGGTAACGCTAAAGGTATAAATGAGTACGATGAGTTTCTTGACGATACTTCTACGTACACAATGAAGTACTTTACAAACCCTATGTCCTTTGGTGATCCTTCACGAATTAAGATGTTAAAGGAAATATCCTTTACAGTTATAGGTGGCTCAGGTAGTCAAGTAGTTGGCAACTGGGCTTATGATTACACAGAAGGTTACAGTAAACAAGCTTTTACAGTAGCTACAAGTTTAATAGCTGAGTACGGTGTCTCTGAGTACAACGTAGCTTCCTCTGAATACAGCGCAACTATTGTAATTGACGTTGCTAGAGTAAAAGCTACTGGCTCAGGCAAAGTCGCTACTATCGGTATTGAAGCAACAATTAATGGTGGCGCTTTGTCAATACAAGAGTTAAACACTGAAGCACTTTTAGGTAGATTAATTTAATGAGCAACTATACAAAGACAACTAACTTTGCAGCTAAAGATAGCCTACCTTCCGGTAACGCTAACAAGATTGTCAAAGGCACTGAGATTGATACAGAGTTTGACAACATTGCAACTGCATCAGCAACTAAGGCAGACATAGCTGGTCCTACGTTTACTGGTACTGTAACTATACCAACTGTAGATTTAAATGGTGGTGCTATAGACGGCACTACTGTAGGCGCATCTACTGCTGCTGCTATCACAGGTACAACTATTGTAGCTAACACTAGCATTAACATTGCTGGAGATGGCGCTACTGTAACTGGCATTAAAGATGAAGACGACATGTCCTCTGATAGTGCAACTAAACTAGCTACACAGCAGTCCATCAAAGCCTATGTAGACTCACAGGTAACTGCACAGGACTTAGACTTCCAAGCAGACTCTGGCGGTGCTCTAAGCATTGACTTAGACAGTGAGACACTTACGTTTACTGGGGGCACTGGTGTTGACACTAGTGGCTCTGGCAATGCTGTAACCTTTGCTATTGACAGTACTGTAGCTACGCTCACAGGTACGCAGACGTTAACCAATAAGACTCTTACGTCACCTACCCTTAATACTCCTACCATTGGTACTTCGTTTACTATTGGCTCCGCTACAATTACTGAAGCAGAACTAGAGATTCTGGACGGCGCTACTGTAACTACTGCTGAGCTAAATGTACTAGACGGTATCACCAGCACCACTGCGGAACTTAATATCTTAGATGGCGTAACGTCTACAGCAGCAGAACTAAACATTCTTGATGGTGTAACAAGTACTGCTGCTGAGCTAAACATTCTTGATGGTGTAACGTCTACTGCGGCAGAACTTAATATACTTGATGGTGTTACAGCAACAACAGCAGAACTTAACATTATGGATGGCGTTACTGCTACCACAGCAGAGCTAAACTACGTTGACGGTGTTACATCTAATGTTCAAACGCAGTTGGATGCTAAGGCTCCTATAGCATCACCTACGTTTACTGGGACTGTGACTGTACCGGGATTGACTACCTCTGCTGACATCCTGTTTGGCGACAATGACAAGGCTATCTTCGGTGCTGGCTCTGACCTACAGATTTATCATGATGGTTCTAATAGCTACGTACAGGATGCTGGGACAGGTAATTTATTTTTACAAGGCACTGAGCTTCAATTACGCGCAAACAACAGTATGCGGTACTTGACTGCTGTACAAGCGGCAGAAGTAAAACTTTATTACAACAACTCACAAAAACTAGCCACAACCTCCACAGGCATCGACGTTACGGGGACTGTGACTGCTGATGGTTTGACTGTTGATGGTGTAGCCGCTTTTAATGCAAACAACATTAACTACACTGGATCATCTCCAAAATTTAACTTTTTTGAAAACGACGCTACTGATGTAAACACACAGCTTGTTAATACAGTAGGTGATTTTTATATTAAAACCGTTAGTGATGATGCGGGAACAACTACTAATAGGTTTAGTTTAGACCATGCCACAGGCGACATCAGCTTCTACAATTCTGCGGGCACCAGTCAATCTCTCTTCTGGGATGCTTCTGCGGAGTCTTTGGGTATTGGTACTACCGCACCAGAAAGACTTTTGCATGTTAATTCGGCTGGGGTTCAAATTGGAGCCTTAATTCAAAGCACCAGCACTCTTTCATCTAGGCTTTCATTGATGGATGCAAATACAACCAGTAGCGCAAAAGTAGGTATTGGCGCTACGGGAGATACTTTAGGTTTGTATGCTGGTGGTTCTGCAAGAGCTACAGTAGATGCAAGCGGCAATCTTTTGGTTGGGACTACTAATGAAAATCCTGCGGCAAACAACGTAACAGGTCATGCTTTAAAAGCTGGCGGATTGGCTGAACACGCTAACTCTGGTGCTGTTGTAATGCGTTTGAATAGAACTGACTC